GTGAAGGGTGATTTTGATACCTTTAGAAAAGGTGTACCCAAAGCCCTTGATGATGAAAACACTCAGAAGTTATATGCAACTCTGAGAAAGAATATGGGAGTGAAAGAGAAAGAAGTTCAAACTGAAATGTGGAGAATCGCTCCTAAGTTTGAATGGAAAACTTTGAGAGAGAATTACATCAAAGGTAATCTCTTTCAGGTTGGTGACTTGGTTGAGAACGATAACACTGGATTAGTTGGTAAGATTATTCGTAAAGGTGCAAATTACATCATTGCCGTAACCGAAGATAATATTATGTTCAAGTCTTGGATCAAAGACATCACTGAAAAGTTTACAGATGTCTCGGGTGTTCCTTCTGATCAGAGATTAGTTGCGACTGATGAGTATCGTGAATATGTGCAACGTCTTACAAGCAACGCACCCATTCTTAATTTTATAAATAAATTTAGAAGAAAACGTGCCAAGAGAAATGTTTCCTGAAAGCTCTAACAAACTTGACAAATCGTTAATGGATGCATACCTTTCCATCCATGAAGCTGCCCCAACAACGGTGCGTAAAGGTCACGCTGCTGGTGCTACAAATATTCAAAAACAGGCATCACAGTTAGCCTCTGACATCAAGTATAAGGCTAAGGGAAAAGTTAAGCCTGGTGCAAATAAAGAGGAAGTGAAAAAAGTTTATATGTCCCTCTTGGGTTCTTCACCCGCTTCAGCTCCTGTTAAGGCTCTTGCTAAGAAAAAACTTCTTGGTGAAGAGTTTCTTGGTGAGGAAGAGTATGATCGTATGAGAGATAAAAAACTTGGCAGTGATATGCCAGAGAAGAAGCGTAAGAAGACAAAGATCCCAATGAGAGGTGTGATGCAAGGTGGTTGGTCGAAGGAGAAAGAAGAAGAAGATGACGATGACGATATGAAGGAACAACTTGAACTGGTTGGTGAAGAGAAGAAAGATCTTCCCAAGTCCAAGATGTATCGTAAGGCTGGTAATCTTGCCAGAACCGCTCTCGCTTCCAAAGGTAAGAAGAAAGAAAAGGCAATGGAAAGATCATCGAAGATTGTCAGTGCCATTAATAGAGAAACCGAGAGAAAGAGATTCGATGAAATTGGTAAAGATCCAAAGCACAATGAAATGAAAGAAGAAATCGAAATCATTGACGAGAAAAAAATGACCGAAGGTGAAATGAAGAAGAGAGAAGAATATGTAAAGGGTATGAAGAAATCCAAGAAGGGATTTGAACAACGTTATGGATCAAGAGCTAAAGAAGTAATGTACGCAACCGCAACTAAGATGGCTATGAAGGAAGCGATGGATGCAGTTGGTCAAGAAGATTCCGACATCGATAATGATGGTGACACTGATAAGTCGGATAAGTATCTGCATAATCGTCGTAAGGCAATCGGTAAGGCGATTGCAAAGAAAAGAATGAAAGAAGGTTATTCAAACTGGAGAATCGATCTTTCATTTGACGAAGAAGTAAAAAAGTAAGTGGGGTATCGCCTAAGTCGCCCTACTGTGTGGTGATGCCCCCTAAAGATGATGAAGATCCAAAAACAACCAAAGACGTTGTAAGTAAAAAACACAAACAGATGCTCAATAGAGAGGAGTTAGATCTCTCTTTGGTTGCAGAGGCTTTTGGTGGCATTATTGCAGAAGCTGAAGTTGTACAACCTAGTTTGCCTGGAACTGGTAAAAGAACAATCAAAAAACAACAACCTTCAAGTCAAGAAGATCCTCGGGAAAAACTGAAGAGACTTTTAAAAACCAGTAGAATCGATAAGTATCAAACTAACGAACCAGTTTCTGGCAAACAAGTTCAACAGTTTGATATTGACATCGCTGGTAAAGCTGCTGAAGAAAAAAGTGGTGCAGGTGGAAAACCTGGAGCTGGTCAAACGAAATCTCTTAAAGGTCAAACTCTGACTGGTGGTAAGTTTAAAGGCGCCACTCCAATTGGTAAGAGAGAAGCTTCTATTCTTAGAAAGTATGCTCAATCTTCTGGTGGTGTAGGTCAAAACCCACTCCGAGTTGAACCTGGTTCTGGTGCAGAACTGACTGCAGGTAGAAAAAGAGCCTTAAAGGCTTCTGCAAGAAGAGCTGTTGAAAAGAAGGAACAAATTGCAAGACAATCTAGAGGAAAAGAAGTTAGAAAGGCTGGTAGTGAACTTCTCTCCCAGATGCAAAAACAATCGAAGGGAAGAAAAGCTCTTGAAAAGAGAATGGGTAAGGCCGTTGATAAGTTTGCTAAACAAGAAGGGCCAAAAGTCTTAAAACAGATACAAGGTGAAACTCCACCAAAAACACCAAAGGGTCAGTTATCTTTCCCAGGTATGGGTAAATCATTTGGTAGAGGTGCAGAAAGAAGAGCATCTGCTGCACAAGATGCTGCAATTGATATTGCAAAACAACAAAGAAAAGAATCAGGATTTAAAGATCTTGCAAAAGCTATAAAAGGAACTAGACCTGTATCTGGTGCTGCAAGAGATCCTTGGAAACAGTTTCCAAAGAAACCACAAAAACAATATGGTCTTCCAAAACCAGAACCGAAAGCTGGACCAAGTACCAAAGCGTTACCTCCAGCAAAAGAAGTAAAAGGTGCTCTGCCTCCAAAGGCAACCAAGTCAAAAGGTGGTGCATTAGCTCCATCCACAAAACCTGGTGCTTTAGTTGCTCCCGATAAGGTTACTAAAGTCAAAGTTGATATGAATGTACCTGGTGGTCGCCCAAATAGAATTCCAAAATTACTTGGATTGGGAACTGGTCTTGCTCGTTCAGTTTATAAAAAAGACATCGCTGGAGTGGTAACTCAAGGGCTTGCTCTTGGTCAAGAACTGGGTAGAGTAAGTAGAGAAATGGAAATCTCTAAGAAGGAACTTGAGGCTCTGAAACCCATTAAGAAAGGAACCACCATCAGTACGATGGATCCAGTCACGGGTAAAGTCAAACAACTTACTCAAGCTGAGTTCGAAGCCGAAAAACAAAGAAAGGCAGGTAGAACCGCAGTTGGTACAAGACAAGGTGCCGCTCCTAGATTACAAAGACAACCATCTCCACAACTTACTCCCACTATTCCACCAACCTTAAGAGGAACTGGAAAACCTGGTAGTAGACCAGATGGAAAGAGAAGACGTGGTTTACCTGGTCTCGGATTCCCAGATCAACCAGGCGGTAAGATCGGAAGAAGACAAAATCCACAATAGTTCTTCTAAATAACCCAGGATACTCTCTTACGGAGGTAACTATGGGAGCAGTAGTATCGGTTGTAAAACCAATTCTGATTTCGATTGCAACTCATCCTGCAGTTAAAAATCTTGTACTGGATCTTCTCAAAAAGTATGTTGACAGTACAGATAACAGTATTGATAATGTTGTCTATGAACTGGTTAAGGATAAACTCTTTACTCCACAAACTGAGGGATGATTACCTGTTTAGTCACCAACTGGGGATTGACTGTTCTTCTTGGATTTCTTCTTACTCTTTCTGAATGGATTGGTAGGAACAAAAATTTAAAAGAAAATAGTATTTTATGTTTTGTAATTAACTTTTTAAGAATAGTGGTCTACAAGGGAGCCAAAAAGTAGGGTCTCCCTTTTTTATAAATATCATTATACAAGGAATTCTATAGGTAAGGAAACATGGCTCTTTGGGCGGATACCGATTCAGTACCATCTCTGAGTACAGCAAGAGTTACTGTCGGAAGCACCTTTGCTGATAATGGATCTATCGTTGTAACAGGCACTGGAACCTCATTTGGTCTTGCTGGTTGTGCTAGAACTGGTGACGTAATTCGTTTCGGTGCTCCAAGTAGAGGTGTTACGGGTGCTGGTCACACCTACTATGGTGATGCTGTTATCGTTTCAATTGCTAACAGTGGATCGATTACCATTGGATCAAGTGCTGGTATGAGTGCAATTGGTTTTACCACACACATCTCCATCAGCAGACTGCCTAGTTATTCGGTTCTTGATTCAGCTTTCTCTCATAGAAGAACTGATGCTGATGCCGTTGTTTATGGTATTTCCACAACTTCATCAACAACTTATTCCGCTACTCATCAAGGTTGGGTTGGTATTACCACCTACATTGATAATCACGGAAACCTGAGAGTAAAGAATGAGGTTCTGGTGGCAATGTCTGGTATTAATACAGATCTGAGCGCCATCAATCAAACTCCTTCGATTCCTTATCCAACTGACGCTGGACGTTCCTGATAGTATGGTATGAGATTTGATGAATTGAATGAAGATAACTATCTAATGTTTGCTATTAAACATTATGAGAATCCTCAAGCTGTAACTCAGGAAGATTTTTACGAGGACTTAAAAAAGTTCAAGTATATCAAACGTCTTTTGAAACGATACAAGAAGACTGGTGAACTTAAAACTCACCTTCTTTTAAATCATTTCATCTGTTTATACAATGTATTTGATGATGCAGCAACACCGTTGTTGTTTTATAAAATTGATAGAGATCTCTGGTCGGTTCTTAAAACATTTCTGATGTTTTTACAAAGAATACCAGAATACCCTAAATCAATTATTAATGATATACCTGTAGATCTTCATTGTTTAGAGTTACTTAACAAGGTCTGATGGACTATCGCCTAGAGAAAATTATTAATATTGTTCGATATTTGCAAGAGGAACCAACAATGTCTGTTGGTGCCGGTGGATACACTGGTGCTGCAGCTCCACAAGGCCCTGTTGCTGGTTATGATCCTGTACTTGGAACCGTAGATAGAAGAAAGAAAAGATATCAAAACTATCCAAAGGGATATGTTAAAATGTACCGTGACCTGATGAAAGGCAAAAATGTCTTAAGGTCTATCAAAAATGTCTGAGGAAATTAAGGTTGCAATTCTGGAACAAAAAATAACTGACTTTGAACGTTTAGTTTTAAAACTAGACCATACAATTATGAAAATGAGCGAGGTAAATACGAATGTATCTCGTATGCTCGCCGTCCATGAAGAAAGAATATCCCAACAGGAAAAAACCGACGAAATATTATTTGACAAACTTGATAAGTTACGCGACAAAATTGACGACGACAATAACAAGTTGCTTGCTAAAATAAACTTTTTAGAAAGAAAAGTCTGGTCTGCAATTGGTGCTATTGCAGTCATCACATTCTTAGTTAATACCAAGATCATCAACCTCAAGTCATTGTCATCCACTCAAACTTCTGGTACAATGGAACAAGTTAGCCCTCTTGTTCGTGAGTTATCTTGACGCAAAATATATTGGTCTCATTTCGGTTCGACTAGAGAAGTTTAAGAAAGTCAGAGAAGGTCTTTATAACTTTCGTTGCCCGTATTGTGGCGACTCAACAAGAAACAAAAACAAAACTAGAGGATACATTTACCGCACAAAAACTGACTACAATTTTAAGTGTCACAACTGCGGAATGTCTCGCTCGTTTACATATTTTCTGAAGGACAGAGATAGACCTCTGTACGATGAATATGTGTTGGAACGTTATACTGAAGGTTTAACTGGAAAAGGAACTGTTACACCTGAACCAAATTTTATATTTGATTCACCTAAGTTTAAGGATAAAGATATCTGTGATGAACTTGATAAGATCTCATCACTAAATACTACGCATCCAGCAAAGCGTTATCTTGTTGACCGTGGCATTTCCGAAGAACATCTTAGACAACTGTATTTCTGCCCTAACTTTAAAGAGTGGACTAACAAACACAAGAAAATCTTCAAGGAAACCAACAACGACGACGCAAGAATTATTATTCCTCTCAGAGACTCTGATGGAGATCTGTTTGGTTATCAAGGGAGATCGCTTGATCCCAGAAACCAACTACGGTACATCACGGTTATGCTTGAGGACAAACCAAAACTATACGGGTTGGATCGAGTAAATGAAAAAGAAACAGTTTACATTGTCGAAGGGCCCTTCGACTCACTCTTCATTCGCAATTCGATTGCTATGTGTGGAAGTGATGTTCATCTTGATGACTGGGGCATTGGCAATCGTGTGTGGATCTATGATAACGAACCGCGAAATGCAGAAATTGTATCCCGTATCTCCCGTACCATTGATAGAGGAGAAAGAGTCGTCATTTGGGATTCTGACATAAAAGAAAAAGATATTAACGATATGATTCTCGCTGGACGAGACGTGCAACGTGTGATAGAATCTAACACCTATCAAGGTTTAGAAGCAAAACTTAAACTCAATTATTGGAAGAAGGTATGACAAACGGCATCAAAGTAAAAAAACGTGACGGTTCAATTGAACTGCTCGACTTGGAAAAGATGCATAAGATGGTAGATGAGTCCTGTAAGGATCTTGCTGGCGTATCTGCTTCGCAAGTTGAGATGACTTCTGGTATTCAGTTCTATGATGGCATTACGACCGCTGAGATTCAAGAAATTCTGATTCGTTCAGCAAGTGACCTCATCAGTTTGGACAATCCAAACTATCAATATGTGGCTGCTCGACTTCTTCTCTTCTCTCTTCGCAAGAGTCTCTTTGGGAAGATGCACGAAACGCCGAAGTTCTATGATCATATTAAAAAGTGTGTTAAGAATGGAGTATATGATGAGGAGATTCTTTCGAACTATACGGAGGATGAAATTGCAACTGCGGAAAGATTTATTGATCACGAACGTGATTATCTCTTTACTTATGCAGGCCTGCGCCAAGTAGTAGATAAGTACCTGGTACAGGATCGTAGTTCTGGAAGAGTTTATGAAACTCCTCAGTTTGCATATATGATGATTGCTCTGACTATCTTTGCTAGATATCCAAGAGAAAAACGTTTAGATTACGTTCGCCGTTATTACAATGCAATCTCCAAACACAAAATCAACATCCCGACACCAGTTATGGCGGGAGTGCGAACTCCGCTTCGACAATTTGCTAGTTGTGTCCTTGTTGATGTTGATGACACCCTCGATAGTATCTTTAGTTCTGATATGGCTATTGGCCGATACGTTGCACAAAGGGCGGGTATCGGTATCAACGCAGGCCGCATCAGGGGCATCAACGCTAAAATCAGAGGTGGAGAAGTTCAACACACGGGTGTTGTCCCATTCCTCAAGAAGTTTGAAGCGACTGTCCGATGCTGCACTCAAAATGGCATCCGTGGTGGATCAGCGACTGTCCACTTCCCAATCTGGCACCAAGAGATAGAAGATATTATTGTTCTTAAAAACAATAAAGGTACGGAGGATAATCGTGTTCGTAAACTTGATTACTCAATTCAAATCAGTAAACTTTTCTATGAAAGGTTCATTCAAGACGGTGAGATCACACTTTTCTCCCCACACGATGTACCTGGATTATATGATGCTTTCGGACTCCCTGGTTTTGATGATCTCTACTTACAATATGAGAAAGATTCGTCCATTCCGAAAAAAACTATTAAAGCACAAGAACTCATTCTCAACCTCCTTAAAGAAAGGGCTGAGACAGGTCGTCTCTACATTATGAACATCGACCATTGCAATTCTCACTCATCCTTCAAGGACAAAGTGAATATGAGTAATCTTTGTCAAGAGATCACTCTACCTACAAATTCACTTCAACACATCGATGATCCTAACGGTGAGATTGCATTGTGTATTCTTTCTGCTGTTAACGTAGGAAGAATCAAACACCTGGACGATCTGGAAGAACTCTGTGACCTGTCTGTACGCGCCCTGGACGAACTTATTGACTATCAAGGGTATCCAGTAGAGGCCGCACGTATTTCAACGGAAAACAGACGTTCTCTGGGTATTGGATACATTGG